CACGCTTAAATCATGGCGTGTCGCTACCGGATAAACGCCTCTCAATGGTTTTTTCGTATTCTGACTTTGACTTATCTTTAAGGCCGTTGGATGCTAAAACTCCACCCAATGACCCGGTGAGAAAGATCGCCAATGTTTTGAGCAAATCGATGAAAGCTGCATCATTGGGAGCTTGTGCTCCGATTGGCTGTGTCACAAAGATCAATGCATAAGTGATGCCCAATGTAACAATCAAAAACACAATGGCCAAAACCGCGCCAATGAGAAACATCAGCCGTGCCTTGATGTCCTCTTGGCTCAATCGCTCTTTATTCTTTGAAGCCATCACCAATCACATCCTCTGTACATGTGCCTGTGACCTTGCATTGTGGTTTTGTGCACTCCGGCTTTTCCCAATTCTCGTGCAGCTGGCACGGGTATCGCACCCAGCCTTGATAACCACACCCGGCAAGGCTTGATGAAAGGATCAAAGCCAAGCCCGCCGCGAGTGATTTCCGGATCATTTCCCCGTTGAACCGAAAGCTTTGTCAGCTGGGTTAAGCCAACGCAAAATGACAGGCACAACAGCTGCCACGCCACCCATTGCCATTGCCTTGATGTCTCCACCGGCCATGTACACGGCCAATGCAGCTGCTAGATATGAGCGACCCCATGAGGCCGCAATTGCTTTTGCTTGATCCATTATTTCTCTCCTTTTGGTCGATCCGGTAAATCACCGGAAAACGAGTCATAAGTTGGTCGGCCATAACCGATTACAAATGACCTTGCTCCCAAAGCTCTTGATTTGACCATGACTTCTCCACCATTGCGTTGATCTCCACCGCCCGATGTGTTGCCTTCAATGGTCACAATCTGTTTTTCAGAAACTCGAATAACCAACCCAATGTGATTTATGATGGTTTTGTCATCATCGATAAAATCAAAGAAAACAAAATCACCAATCTTTGGTGTTGTATGCCATTGCTTGGCTTTCTTAAATGCCTCAGCTCCCGCTCGTGTGCTGACAACATTTGGCACCTTGACCCCAGCTGTGGATGCGCAAAAGTTCAAGAAACTTCCACACCATGGCAGCTTGTCGGCTTTCATAAATTTGCCGTACTTCGTCTCATTGTTGCCGGTTTCAGCTGTACCCACCTCAGCGAGTGCAACCTCAATCAAACGCGGCAATGTGCCTTGTGGAAATGTCATTTATAGACCCAATGCAGCTTTCAGATCGTCCAATGTCAGATCAACCTTTTTCAGTTTATCCTCAATGGATAAGACCTTTACTGTGTCAATACCTTTATGAGCATCGACAACGGCTTGTGCTTTGGTTTTGTCTGTGGCCTTTATTTTGAGCCACAAATTGTTGTTTCCATCAAGCTCTGGAGGCTCGCTAATTGTGACCCCAGCTGCAATCAATTCATTGACCAATTGCTCTCCATTAAGATTTTGTGGTGTTTCAAATTGAATCATAATCATGCTCCTAAAAATTGGATATTGACATAACCTTGCATCGTTTGACTTGAGCCTGAATCTTGATAAACAAACATTTCAATATAATCAGCAACCGCAAGATTCAAAATGGTTGAGCTTTGGATTGTTGCTGGAATAGTGTCGTTTAAGCGAAAGTCATAATTAAAACTTGCCGCAGTTTGTAAGAGCGCGCCGTTTTTGTACAATCTTTGAGCTTTAATACTTGCCGCTGTCGGATAAGAGGCATAAAAGATGATCAAGTATTTGCCAGCTTTTCCGGCAGGAATTGTCATGCGTGATGTGTTTGTTGTAGTGCTGTGAAAACCATCGGTATCGATGTCCTCAAATCCCATTGTGAGTGCCGTGTAAGCCCCATTAGGAATTGATGGTGCGCCCGATGCTGTGCAACCAACAAAATTTGGTGCTCCCGGTGTTGCCCATTTCAATCCGGTGGCTGTTGTGGAATCAGCCGTCAAAACTGTGTTGTCTGCACCCACGGCCAATCGTGCCGGTGTATCGGCTGCCGTTGCCGAAATCAGATCGCCTTTGGCATCAAGGATTGTTAATGGATCAGCGTTTATCCATGTGAAATCCATGTTTGTGTTGGATGCTTTTGATAGCACTTGACCTGTTGTGCCGCCTTTAAGATCGGCCAAGGATGTATCGACAGCCTGACCAAATACCTCAAAATCAGCTGGCAAATCCGTGACCAAATCTGTGGCTGTTGGCATTTGCCATCCAAAATTGCTTGTTGGATTACTCATGTTTTCTCCTTACGCCACAATCGTGGCATTGATCCAATCCAAAGTTGGATTGACTGTGTTCCATTGTTCTACCACCGGCACATCGTTCCATCGCATTGCTTGCAATGAAAACGAAATTGGTGACAAAATCATTGAAATGCTGATCTGATTGTATCGGGCAGAAAATGTCCAGCCTTCAACAAAACCCAGATAATCGCCAGAATTCATGTTGAGTGGCAAATCGGCAATTTCAACCGGCATACCCATGAACACATTGATGAGATCATCCCGATCGGCATCATCTAGCTCTGGGTTTGTCAGCTCAAAAGTTATGTTGTTGAAATTAAATCGGGGGTAAGCTCTTAAAGCCAAATAGAAATCTGCCTGATCCTCGGCATCGTGCAAATGCCGCAATGTCGTTGTGAAAATCTGTGACAATTGGCCATAAAGCCCGATTGAGGCAATGTCGCTGGCACTTGTTTCATTGTTACTGTTTTGGCCGTATTTGATGGTGATGTTGTTTCGAACATCGCCTGTGCGTGATTGGATGCTTAAACCTGATGCCAAAGCGTGATTTGCCGTTAGTTCAACATAGCCGTTAAGTGCAAGATAGTTGGTTCGGTGCGTGCTGTCGGCATAACCAATTCGCCCCAATGCATCCTCGTAAATGTAGCCCAATCCGGATGATGCTAAAGCTGCAACCAATGAATAGACATCCGTGCGGCTGGATGATCTTTGTGCCAATTCGTAATTGCCGGGTGTGTCAATTTCGCCCAATCCCGTGTTTTGTGCATTCTGCCATTGCTCGGTCGGATCATAGGTTGCCCATGTCAAACCTCCTGGCACTTCCTGCCATGAGGCAAATAAAACTTCGCTGAGAATTGTCAAAATTTGATCACCATCAAAATCATGTGACAAAACGCCATCGGTCAATGCTTTTGGCAATCTTGACAATGCGCCTAATGCGATGATGTTGATGCGCTGTGCATAATCAATGCCGCCAACCTCTGCGACAGCAATTCCGACCTCTACAACCGATCCGCCAAAAATTGGCACAAAAGTAGCTGTGGAATCTTGCAGCTCAATTGTAAGCGAATCATTGATTCCAATTGTCACATTTGATTTATCAAGGTTGATAATTTCAAGATTTGCGTATCCGGCTTGTGCTTGCTCATAAATGTTTGTTCGGCCGCTGGTAATTGTTAGGTTGGCCAAAATAGCGGTTTGGTATTGAGTGCCGCCAATTGTCACACGCCAAACGGGGTTAAAAATGCTCATCAGCTGGCAAAATTCAGAGCACCATTTGTGCCGCGATAGAAGCTGTCATTGAGCGTATTAACAATTTCTCGTGCTGTTCGCTCCGGATCAATTGATCCTGTCACATTGAGATTGATAGTCGGTGGTGGCGTAGATGTGCCTTGTCTTGCTTGGCGCAATCTTTCAGTTTCAGCTTGCAATTCAAGGCTTCTCAAAACGGCAGCCTGTTGCTGTGCTGATAGGCCGCTAATGTCGCGAGTTCCCAAACCTTTTGATGTGACGATGAGTGGCGATCCCGTTGGCCCCGGTGTCACAAATGGATTGGCTGCGGCAAATGCCTTTTTGAGATCAGCAATTCTCTTATCGCGTACCTCTGGATCTTCGGCAGGATCGTCCTCATAATAAAGGAAACCGCTGCTGGGATTTTGCGTAAAGCCGCTTTGTTGAAAATTGGCACCGGATGTGTTTGAGCCACCAAAGAAAAAGCGTGTCACCGGATTGTCTTTGATAAAATTCACAAATTCTTTCATTTTGGTGATTGTGTTTGAAATAAAACCGACAAGCTTTGAAAAGCCTGTGACAAGGCCAGCAACAATTGTGCCGACATCTTCAAGCGCGTTTTTGAAAACACCACCCAAAAGAGGTGCCAAATACTTTTTGATAAAATCCCAAACTTTTCCGAGCGCATCATAAAAAGGCTGCAATTCGGCTTCGTTGTCCGTGATTGCTTTTTTGATCTTATCAAATGCAGATTTCAAACCTTCAAGGATTGGGCCAACGACTGACGCAATTGCCGGGATTACTTCCTCATATAAGAATTTCCACCATGAAATCAAAATCGGTAGCAAATCTTCTTTAATTGTTTTGAAAATTTCACCAAATGCTGGCCCCAATGTTTTGCCCAAATTTTCAGCAAAATCTGTGATTGCTGGGATGCCTTTATCCACAAATCCGCTGATCAATGGTGTCAGCGCATCAAGCACATACGATCCGACAGTTTCTTTGGCTTCATCAAATGCGACAGTCAGCCGCGCCATCTTGCCTTGAAATGTCTCTGCCTGTTGTGATGCTTGACCTTCAAAAGTTCTTGCCAATGCAGCTGCGGCAGCATCAAAATCCTTTGATTTGATGATTGAGTCATCGATGCCCACACCGAGTTTTTTCAAAGCTCCTAAATTGCCATCGTATGCCTTGCCTAAAGCTTCAGAAACGGCTTGCAAATCCTTACCTGTGCCGGCAGCAATGTCCAAAGCTAAAGATTGCAATTCTTGTGCTTTGGTCGCATCTTTTGTCGAGCGGATCAACCGATCCAGCGATGGCCTTAATTTGTCATCGGTGATGCCGTTGGCCAAAGCTGTTTGTGTTATGTAATCCTCAACGGCCTTGATCTGTGCATTTGTGGCACCGGTGACATTTTCCAATGTAGTTGCCAATTTGGCTTGAGCGGCTTCATCCTCAATGGCAGATTTGACACCATCGACTAGCAATGTGCCGGCATAAGCTGCGGCAGCTGCTCCAGCTACGGCAAAAGCTGTGCCCGCTTTTTTGGCAAATCCACCCAGCTTTGAGCCAAAACCTTCAACCTCATTTGATCCGCTGTTGAGATTCTTTTTGAGGTTGTCAATGTCAGCCAAAATGGAGAGTTTAAGCGTTCTTGATTGTCCGGCCATCACCACTCCTTCAAAATCTTAGTAAATGCAGCTTCCCATTGAGCGATGATGTGAGGTTGCTCAGCTCTCAATGTTGGGTAAATAAAGTATCCTCTTGATCCGCGACCTTCACGACCAGACCACACCGGAAATTGTTTGAATTTATTTGATCCAAATTCAAAACCACCCCAAAGCTGCTGAGTGGTACCGCCACCGCTAAATTTTTGAGAAACAAAGCCAAATGACAATTCACCAATTTTGGATGATTTGCTTACGCGCGATCCTTGAGCAATACGAGTGGCAGCCTTATTTGGCCGGCTCCCAGCTGATGAAATGATTTTTGATTGCACATAAGTGGCCAAGCCGTTTGATACGCCTTTGGCCTGAGCAACCGCTTCATCATCCATACCTTTGAAAGCTTGCAAAATGCCGCGCAATTGAGCTTTGTCATAAGTGATTGACTCAGTTGCCATTTTTGATCCTCAGTATCTCAAAAGCGGTTAAAATGTCCTCAGCGGTTTGAAACTCTGATCGTGACAATCCTGTGGTGATCGCCAATTCCCAAATGATCCGGTTTAAGGTTCCCGGCTCGTAGCTTTTGGGTTTTCGGTTTCTCCCATGTTTATGTCAGTTACAGTTTCGCACCACACTTCAAATGGCTTGACAGGCTTGCCAGCTGCCTCGCGTTTCATTGCGTGATACGCCAAAAACATCAAATCTGCAATCCCCAATTTCTCAGACACTTGCTGGATTGTGTTTCCGGTTTTCTGTTCCCATTTCATCCACTCCGGTGGGAGCGCGGTATAGGTTGCGCTCTCCCCGGATGTGAATTCAATCGTGATTGCTAGTTTCATGCTCCCGATCTCCTTTGTTTATAGCGTAGGTGTTGTCACACAGGTAAAGCTCAATGAAACAGTTTGTGCATCTGGTGCGGTGCCACCAGCTGATGGGAAAATCGGCTGCACATCAAAATTGAACACCGATCCTGTTGCAGCTGTAAAAACAACCGCCAATGGTGTGTTTGGTGCTGTGTCGGCCGCTGTCCATAGCGCGTTGCACAATGATCCTCCGGCTGGCCAATCTGCCAGCATTTCAACAGCAAAAGTGCCTTGCGAATCGGTTGTAAAATACGATTTTCCATCGAGTGTTTGATATGTATTGATTGTTGATTCAATCGTCAAGATTGCTGATGTGGCCTGAGCATCATACGAATCACCATCAATGGTAAATGTGATGTCTCTGCCGGTCACGATTGTTGTTGGCATGATTTCTCCTTAGTTGGTGTAGTAGGTGCTTACTTGTAAATCGGCT